TATTTTGTATGTTTTATTATACTATCAGTAGGTTTTTCGATTAATAATTCATTACATAATTCTTTAAATTCTCTGTCATTTTCATTATTATTATAATATTTTGCAACTTCACCTAGCATTTGATAACTACTTTTTTTACTCATATTGTCCGTTCTCTCTTGAGTGAAGTATACTTTTTGAACAGATCTTAAATCGTTTCCGGTACCTATCCCTAGACAAAATGGTTGTCCTGCTCTAGAAAATATTCTAATATTTAGGTCTTCTTTTTCTAATAATTCATTCATTAAATCTCTACCGTGTCCAATAATCGCAATAGTAATTGTTGGATATTTATTAGTAGTTTCATCTAAACCTGAAACTCTTGATTGTGCCATTTATAATAATATAATATAATATATATAATATAATATATATATTATATAAATATGAGTTATGAAATAATTCCTCGAGGCTATAGAGATTTAATAAATAATAATTATCCACAAATAAATGATGATCATAAAAATCAACTTACTGAACTTTGGAGAATTATGTTACAATTTTGTAATAATAATGAAGCTCAAACAGGACCTCAATTTAATGCTTTTTTACAAATGGAATTTTCGAATGAAAACGACCCTCAAACAATTTCAGATACTATTGATGCTGAAATAGAAGAAATAGAAGAACTAATAGCAGAAAGAGGAGGAAGAAGAAAAAGAAAAGGAAAATCTTCTATGAAAAGAAAAGGAAAATCTTCTATGAAAAGAAAAGGAAAATCTTCTAAGAAATCTTCTAAGAAATCTTACAAGAAAAGAAAATAAAATATAAAATTGAATTTAAAAACTAATTATAAGTCTAATTTATAATTAGTTTGTAAAAGGATGTTTAACATATTAATATTACTTTCATGCGTATTTCTAGCATGTGCAGAAATATTACACCAACATAAGTTTCTAATAGACAATGAAAACTGGTCCATTATTGGAAACAAAAACTATGAACCTGCTGTCCACCAGAGCTACAATATAGACAACGCCCGTTTATCACATTATATTATGTTCAAAGATAATTTGATAAATGTTGATTATAAAAACAAAAACGACAAAACTTTATGGTATTTCAGGTCACCTGATATAACCATCAATGAAGAGTATAAGCCAGGAACAACTATAATTGTAAAAAATAAAAAACAAATAAAAATGCCACAATTGCTAACATTCACGATGACAAGTTTTGTAGGAGATTTTAACAAATTGAATGAAAATGTTGCGTTAGTAAAGTTAAAAAATAAAAATATGTGTCTTATTTTCAAGGCTCCACAATATGACGGTAAAATACGCGAATTTAATGTGCCATTTATCGTTTCATTATGGGAAAGAGAACACAATTATAATAATAAAAAAGCACTAACTCAAGAAGAGTTTAATAATATGTTTATAGGCACATTTTCGATTGAAATTTTAGGAGACTGGACGCAAGGTATGGAAGTTATCGGGTTAGATAATGTTATTATTATGTAGATTTTAGACATTTTCTCATTTGAAACGCCTATTTTAAATGAGATTTATATATTAATATAATATATAAATGACAACTTTAGAACTTATAAACGATTCACGCCCCTATAAATTTAAAAGTTTAGGGATTTTTAATGAGAACGATGTATATGTAGGTAGTAGTGATGATTTTAAAATAAATACTGAATATCAATTGACGGATGGAAAATTCCCATTAACAGATTATAAAGATGAGTTTAGTGAAAGTGGATTGTATCATACGTTAAACGGAAATATTAAAGTAAAAATAATCGGTTTTAATGGTTCTTGTGAGGAAGGAGAAATTAATAAATATGGTCCTTGTAAAATTATTGTTGAAAGGGCAAATCAAGCAGGCGGAAGAAGAAAAAGGAAAGGAAAATCTTCTAAGAAAAGAAAATCAAATCGAAGAAAATCAAATCGCAGAAAATCAAAACGTCGTCGTTAATTCGTTTCCTGAATTTTTAAAAAACTCATTTGGAATATAACAAAAGTGTATAAAATCTAGACGCTAACAGTTTTACTCTGTGTAATTGTCACTTGACCGACTATACTCGTTTTTTTTACATTAGAAACAGAGGTATAAATAACGTCACATTTTGACAACGTTTTTGCCGACGAATTTATCTTACATAAATAAGCACATCGTTTTATCACTTGACGAGGAATACAACGCAAATTTTCATCGTTTTTCAATATTACGTGACAAGACGGCATTTCTGATATATGAAACCATAAATCTGTTCCAGAAGCATCATCAATAATAGACCAGTTTTCGTTTTTATTTTTTCCAATTATAATAGTATATGTTGTATTATTATAATTAAAAGTTTCGGTTTTCATTTTTTTCAAAAATTATATTGTATTTATTACGGTTATTACTTTATGTTCTTTTCTTAGACTTCTTGTAAATTAGACGTTTTATATTATAAAAAATATAAAAATAATTAAATTACGTAACCCTAAAAAAAATTTATTATATGTTAAAGTAAATGGCAAAAATAATATATGAAAAAGATGGTTTCAAGTTTGAAAAATTAAAAGATAACGCATTTAACCTATTGTTTGACGTAGAAAATAGCAAATTAGCTTTACCATCTTTAATTAATTTTGATTTAGTAAAGTTAATATATGATTTAAATAGTGATATTTATGTGAGTAATAATTTACAAAAAATACCCGAATCAAATGCCGCAATAATAACTTTATTAATGAAACATTTTTTTGAAGATTTAGGGCTACCACAGCGCTATTCACATTTATATATGACACAAGAGAACACTGATAAAAAAATCGTATTTAACGCGTGTTCAATACATACTGATTCTAAACCAGATGGAATCCCAGACGGAGCAGAATTGATGCCGATTAAGTATATGGTAATTACGTGTGACATTATAACACAACATAAAATTGCCTTCAATTGCTCTATTGTTTTCGAAGATTATCTTAACATTCCGCCTTTTGCCGAAAAAGTCATCGGAATAATGATTCACAAAATTTTTACACGAGTTAAAAGATTTATTAATAGTTATTAGATATTGAATTATTATTAAAATAATAATTTAATAATTTAATAATTTGTAAAAACCAGATAAACATTATTTTATATTTCAAGTATAAAATAATGAGCTTTGTGAAAACAATGAAAAACATATTTTTTTTATTTCACGCATCGTGGATAATCTTAAGTGAGTTCACATTATTTTGGTTTTTTAATGATTATATGTCATTTATAGATAGATTAACGTCTAGATTGGCATCCATTAATATCTTATATGTGAAAATTTTCCAGGCATTTGCTTTAAATAATAAGCTAATTGACGAGCAACTTAATAATTATTTATTGAAATTCACTGATAACGCCCCGTGGACAAGCAATGATATTGATACACATACTTTGTATAAGCTAGAAGAAGAATATCCTATTTCTTTTGATAATTATGGTTTTGAACCACTCAATTCAGGAATGATATCTCTTGTATTTAAGGCCACAGATACAAAAACGAATGAACCTCTAATTATTAAATTGAAGCGTAAAAATATAAATGCCACTTTAGATGAAGCAATAGAGAAACTATTATTTTTTGTCTACATCTTATCATATATACCTTTTTTTGAGAATTATAAAATCCCTGATTTAATTAATAAAAATATTAGTATTATTCAACAGCAAACAGATTTCAAACAAGAAGTAGAAAATATTGTTAAAATACGGGATAATTGTAAGAATCTGAAATATGTGGTTGTTCCGAATCCTGTTCTAGAGATTACAGATAAATATCCAAATGTAATTATGATGGAATACATAAATGGTGTGACTACTTCAAATGTTAAAGAAGAAGATTTAGAGGAATTCGCAAAGCAAGTTTTAAAATTCGGATTTGTATCTACATTTATTCACGGCATTTCACACGGCGACCTTCATAGTGGAAATATATTGTTTATTAAAGATGATGAAAGTCCTACTCATAAGCATAAAATCGGATTACTCGATTTCGGTATTATTTATGAATTGAATCAAGAGTTCAAGAAAAAGTTTTTAGCGGTTTTAGTGGATGCGTTTTCTACTCCGCCACGTGAAATTGCTATTCAAATATTTAACAGTGGTTTAATTGAGCCGTTAGAAATAATCGAAAATTTACCCAAAGAGCATTATGATAGTATTATTGATATGTTGTCTAATATTATTAATGACTCTATGAATGTGTCAAAGAGCGTAACACATATACAAATGTATGACTTTATATATAATTTAAATAATTATATTAATAGTAATAATATGGTAAAATTAGGAATACGACCTAGTGACAATTTACTTAAAATTCAACTTGCGTTAACAATGGCTCATGGTGTGACAAATAAGCTGTGTAAAAATGACTATTTACCGTTGGCAAATAAGGTAATTAATGAATTATTTCATACAAATATTATTTTGAATGAAGATAATTAGGTTAGAAATTTTGTTTTGTTTTACATATTCTTATCAATTGTGACTTCTTTCGCAATCTTTTTAAGGATTTTTGAGTTATTAGCATCATTATTTGAACAAACTGCTTCAATCATGATGTGCGAATATACGTCGGCTTTATGTGACTTGCTACTGGAGCATTCTGGATTCTTGCTTTTCCATTCTTTAACCATCTTACTGTTTTTATTAGCAATGTCTTCAATGGCTTTTAATACTTTGTGGTTATTTTCACTTTCCTTTTCCCATTTATCTTCGTCTTTTACATACATTGTGTCGCGTTTTGAATCGCTACAATGAACAGGGCGTTCAGTCACGTCAAGGGCATTTAAGTTTTTAATAATGATTTTAGAAATTCCTTCGACATATCCGATTTTTGCCACATTTTCTAAATCGGATAATTGAAGTTTAATTGACTCGACAAAATCGGTTATGTTCATTGCGTTTTTACACGTTTCATTTAAGAAAAATTGGAGGTTAAATGTCTTGTTGTGACTGTTAATAGTGTTATTATTATTAATTGAATTATGACTTCCATTTTCAATGACCTTCATCATTGTGTTTTTAAATTCAGATGTTTCTTTTATTAATTCAGAATTTTGTTTAATAAGCATTATAATTATTTCGTCTTTATCCATTGATTCTATATTTGAATCTGTGATTGTTATTTTATTACACGTTTTTTTATGTCTCCATAATGTTGTTCTACTATTAAAAACTAGACCACATTCGCAAACAACTTGTTTCTCTTGTTTCTCTTTTTTCTCTTTTGTTGTTTCATTTTTTGTTTCATTTGTTTCATTTACCTTATTTATATGTTTAGGTGTAAGTAAATGTCGCTCATATGAGAATTTTACAGAGCATTTATAGTTACAAAATAAACAGTGATATAAGTTTTCTCCTTTTTTCTCTTTTTCTCCTAAATTTGTTTCACTTTGTTTCATATAAAATAAATACAGAAAATAATTTTATATTTATTTTTAAATATATATATAAAATAAAAAAAGTTTATCGTCACAAATTGAAAAATTTGGAAAAGGTTGTGAGACGCTAAAAAATTTTATGGTCTCATCGATGGATTTTCCCAAGACCTTTTGACTTTTGTAAAAATGGACATTTATTTTTGTCCATTTTTTGTTTGGTCCACCGACTTTTGAAAAACATATGTTAAAAATATAATAAATTCTCAAAGTAACTTAAAGAATTTTATAGATTAATTTTTTTACAAATTTCTAATACTTTATTTTGTAGTTCATTATTTTGTTTTAACAATAATAATATTAATTCTTTATCAGTTTGTTCAGAAGGTGTTATTTGTTGTGTATTTTTATAATCGTTATTAATTCCTTTCTCTGTATTAATGCACTTTTTTTTGTGCGCACATAACGAAGAAGAGTGTTTATATGATTTTCCACAATTACATGTGTATAATTGGGGTTTTTGGGTATTTACTGTAGGATTTGTTAGTAATAAATGTTTTTTGGTTATATTGTGTCTATTGAGATCTTTTTTGTTACATGTATTAAAGTCGCAAGTTTCACAAATATAATTAATATGGTTTTTAGAGGGTTTTATATTGCTGTCGATTGAGGAAATTGTTTCTCCTTCCTTTTGTTTACTTAATTTTTTGTGTTTTTTTGTGTTTTTATGTAATTCTAATAAAATTGAATTATTACATTGTATATTACATATTTCACAGTAAAATATTGGTATTTCTTTATTTTCTTTAACTTCGTTGGGTTTAATTTTAGGTTTTGGCATTGGTTCAATGCTATTCAATGTTGCGTTTAAAGATATAAAATATTCTTGTTCTTTTTGTCTTGCTTCATAATGGTCTTGACAATTAAAAAAATTTATTATTTCCATTTTCCAGTTATTCCATCCACCATTATTTCGAATAACTTCATATAACTTACAATTATGATTAGGAGATTTATCATTAATGCAACTTTGTTTATGAGAGTGTTTTCTTTGAACAAAATTAGTTGTATGACCTACATATACATCATTAACAATTGAATCTTTGCAAGTAATTTTATAAATAATTGTATTAGAATAATCAATTTCTATTTTTGGCATACTATTGTATAATATCTTATTTTTATATTATAAATTTTAAAATAATTATAAGATTTTTATAAAACTTCCTAAATTATTATCAATTTTAAAGAATTTATTGAATTTTAAAAAAAAATAAAATACAATCAATATTTTATTTTTACTATTATTTTTTCTATTATTTATTATTATTTATTATTTTTTATTATTATTTTTTACTATTATTATTATTTATTATTATTTATACAAACACCTTCCAAAAATCCTTCTTAAATTCTTTGAAAATATTCCAATCTATAGCATATGATGAGTATAAACAACTTTGAATAATTTTATCAAATTTATCACTTTGAATAACTTTACTAATATTAGTTGCTTCTTCTAAATTATCAGCTTGTATTGCCATAGAATGTTGTGTCATTCCATATTTTCCCTCCATATCAATAACAGGTTTATATATTCCACTATCGCCAAATATTACTTTTGATACTCCAAAATGTCCTCTATCATTTACTTTACTATACATATATCTAGTACCGCTTTTAGGTGTAGAATGAACACATGGATATTTAAACTCTTCTGTTTCTTTTGCTGACATCCATTTTTTTCGTGGTTCATAAGCAGACATACTTTGTATTATAGGGCATCTTTCGCTATCATCTTTGGCTATTATTTTGTTAATTTCTAAAATATTTGAATTAGGCAACCAAGACAATTCACTTAGATTAATTTCATTTCGTGTTCCATCTTCGTCGGTAATAATTGTATTTTTGTATTGAGGTGTTTTTTCAATTAAATACCAATCATATCTTGTTCCACAATTAAATATTTTTTGTCCATCTTTAATACCATGTATTTCCAAATAAATCATTTGATTTTGCTTTGTCATTAAATCAAACATTTTGGTAAATTTTCCTCTGTCAGTATTAGGCTTTCTCCAACCTGGAGGATGAACGAATAATAAATAACCATTTGGCAATAACCATTCGTTAAGAGCCTTTTTTGTGAAATCCTGCCAAATAGTATTTCCTGTAGCTGTGTCTCCACTTGAATTATACGGCGGATTTCCAATAACGGCATTAAACCCCTCAATATTCCACTTAGTTTTAATATTCAAATCTAGTGTGTTACCGGTATTAGAATTAAATTCAAAATCCAACTCATCTAAGCCACAACAGCTTTGAATATGACATTTCAAAATTTCTGTTGTGATGAAAACATTTAATGGTGTTAAATCAGCGTAATAAATACACTCTGTCATAATAACACGACATCTTTCAATTTCATCTGGATACAATTTTTCAAGACCCTTATAGAATTTATCAAATATACCAAGAACAATTTGTCCTTTACCACAACATGGCTCTAATACTTTTTGAGGTTTTGTATAAAATTCTACTGGCTGTGAGTTTAGCATATCATCAACCAATACAACAGGGGTTGAGACTTCTGCGTTTTGTTTTTTTTCATCATTCGTAGGCTTAAAATGTTTTTCTATCAAAACACGCAACTTTTCGGCAGGAGCTATGCTATAAATCTCGCGAATGTTATTAATAATCTCGTCATTATTATCAATAATTGTGTTCATTATATTTATTATAATACTATAATTATTTGTATTTATTTCAATTTTTTTATATTCTAAAAATGAAATAACTAGATGCTTTGTTCTTTCAGATACTAATATTTCTTTAAAATCGAAAATCTTAAATGATTTCGAAATCAAAGCCAAATATGGGATAAAATATTTACACAATTCAAGTGTTTTGTTTATTAATAAAACTTCGTTTTCAGTAATTTCTTCTTCTTTCTCAGTATCTTCTTCTTCTAAATCGGGATCAACATAAGGAGCATCTACTTCAAACTTTGTTTTTTCTCCCTTAGGACAATCTTGTTGATCACCTTCTAAATCAGAACTGGCTTGTTTTTGTGTTTTTTTCAAATCAACTATCATATTTGTTAATATATCGCGCATATCATCCTCACAACTTAAATCGTCTAATAAGGGACTATCGTCAATTTCCTTTATTATATTTTCTGCTTCTCTTTGATAGTAAGATAGAATGTCGACTGTGGTCATCTTGCCATTATTAAATTCGTTGGGGTTAAACAAGAATATATTATGCTCAAATAAATAATGTAAAATTTCAGCATTTGTTTTTGTGGTTTGCGTAATTTTACGATGTTTATGGATAATATCCAGTAAATATAAATATGTTCTCTGGACATTCATATCAACATTAATTCCGATTGTTTTACCATTTGCCGATGTTAACGACCTCGAAAATCGTTGTTTCTGGTTGTCCAAATTATGACCATCATCTAATGATATCGTAACATCACAATCATTATATGTAATCCCAACAGTGCCTTTGTTTCCCAATAGTAAAATACAACCTCTTTTATTATTTTCCTTTGTCCTTGTCATCATCGATTTAATACTCTCGTTATACTCTTCTGCTATGGTGCCAGAATCTTCAATGGAATTAGAATACTCAATATTATAATCACCCCACAATTTTTGGCTCTCCAAATAACTCTTAAACGTTTTTTGTAAACCAGCGATCGTGTTATTACCGGTATGAGTTGGAAGATATATAATAAATAACAACGGATTCTGCTTAGTACTTTGTCTTGATTTATTCGCAAACTGCACCTCTTCTATTTTTTTCATAATCGTTTTATGTTCCGGGTTATTTGAGCCCTTCATTTTGTTATTTGAAATTATACAATCAAAGAACCAGTTCAATATGTCACGACCGTCCTCTGTTTTTGCCAACTCAAACTCCTCGTCATACTTATATTCATAATAATCATTTCCATCTTTTGTTTTAACGACCTTTCCATTTTTGTCTTTTTCCGGTTCAGATTTTTTACTTTTACTTTGCGCAAATAAAGAACTGCTACTATATCCAAAAACAGTGCCATGTTTTTCATTATAGTTCTTTATTTTTTTAATTAATTCCGGGTCGATGCTGTGTTTTATTAATATTTGCGCAGGATGCTTGGAGTAATCTTTATCTAATGTTTCATTTTCCAAACACTCCATAAATACTGGACCATGTCTCTTAACCATGAACTCGATTATATTGTCATTCAAAGCATTCGATCTTAACAATTCTTTCATATGACCTTCATCCATAATTTCCCACTCAAATACATTTGCGCTTTTAATTCCGTAATATTTAATAGTTTTGCTTGCTGTTCCGGAAGCAAATATGGTTAGTTTAATATTTTTCCTTATGTCTTCAATATCGCCGTCTACATCGATTATTTCAGATTTTGTCTTATCTGTCGACCCGCCTAGATGACATTCATCGGTAATAATTAAATCGAACCCGATTTTTTTCAACTGTTCCTTTTTCGAGATTTTACCATCAGTCTTTAAAAACTGAACGCTACAGAATACAATTCCATTGAATGATTCATCAATCGTGCCAAATTCTTCTTGTCTTTTATAATTAATCTTTTTAAAATCAACGTAATTTTCCATATCATTTACGAAATCTTCAATTGTAGCCGGTACAGATGTCATTATTAAAATCTTACTTAGTTCATTTTTTAACAAGTAATTACATATTGTTAAAATAGTGATGCTTTTACCGCTTCTTGGCTTGTGCGAAATACACCAGATTTTGTGCTTGTTTTTCAAAAACGAATTTTTAAACTTAATTTCCGTCATTTTTTGATGAAGTTTTAAAACAAGTTGTTTCCTTGACGAAAATAGATATTCAGCATTTACATAATCAATAAAGTCGTCAACTTCCAAAATATTTACGGGAACGCGGGTGCGAAACACATCCAATGCTTTAATAAGGTCGGATTGGTCAAAGAGTAAATTGTTCTCACTTATTGAATCTAATATGATCTTATCGATATTCGTGTCATTTTTGAATTTGTGTTTTTTTACTATTTCTTTGTTCTTAGTAATAAGACCAATTTTGTATTCCGTAATCTTTTGATGGGTCTTAATTGTACT